TGTCCATACCTTTGCGGACAAGGCCGGCTGGCGAAAAGAACCCGGCGACAAGCTCGCCAAGGGCGAAGACCCGCTCGCCGACGAGCGCAAGGCATTCTGGGAGCGCATCGGCCTCATGCCGACGGCGGCCGAGATCAGCGCCATGGAGGTCATATTCGTCTGGCTGACCGGTCTCGGTGACGATTGCGAGCGCCGCGCCCTTCTGGCTTGGGCCCGGGCAAAGGCAGGTGGCAAATCATTCCGACGCTGGTGCTTCAAGGTCGAGGGCATCCATCCGGAGACTGGCAGAAGGCGGAAAGACCGCGCTTTGCAGCGGATTTCAGATCATCTGGCCGGAAAACGCGATTTGCATGACGAAAACCGGGAAATCAGGGTGTTGGCATGCGGGCATGAAATCAGCGATGTTTCCGATACGATCGCAGAAGATGCGGGCAAGCGTGACGGGCTCAATAGCTGGCTTGCCGACGATGCGTTCACCTCCTTCATTTCAAACGAACCCGCCTCGGCGTTCTCATGGGCAGCCAAGCGCAACGAGCGCCGGCGCCAGCAAGAGGCGAAGCGGCGGAAGGAGGCGGCATAGGTTTCAGAGACTTCGCCCAACCCTCTAGGGGGGCAGGCGCGGCCCCGGTCGCTTAGAAGGCCACGTCAAAAAAATGGCCTGAAATACTCCAAAATCAAACGGACCTGGCCAGTGAGTCTCACCAGAGTCGGACCAAGCTCAACTAGATCTTCTCCCGCCACAAGCGACACATTTGCCCTTACATCGAAGGTCTGATTGACCTTCACTATGGGGTTCTTCGTTCGCCACCGGAAAAACACCTCACCTTCTCGGAGGGGAAGAATAACTTCAATATTTGGCTGGACGTTTTGACCTGCGGCTTCTTCAGACGCAAATTCAACTCCGCCCGCAAAATTCATCGCCGACGTCGCCAACGTTGCGGCGACAGGGGCCCGATGTTTGTCCGAAATATTTATTCGGTGGAGGAGCAGCAAGGGATCATCCTGCGGCATTCCCTCACAGACACCATCCTGGGTGCGACCGGAGCGCTGAAATGGCTGGATATCGCGTAGCGCGGTCGCTGCCGCGTCAGGGAGCTGCGGTAGAAGCCCCTTTGTATTTTGGGCGAAATCGGCGGCGGTTACTGAAATCGGGAACTGTATATAGCGAGGTTTTGGCGGTGGGTCGCATTTTAATCGGGCGAGAGCGTACGTTAAATTGTCGAGCGCGCTGCGGACGTTATGCAAACATTCGCCGGCCGGCAGCCCAAATTGGTCAACTGCCGCTTTCGCCAACGCCTTGAGGTGAATCTCAAAGCCTAGCCTGTCTGGAAGGAGAGCGCCCACTCCTGTTAGCGGGCTATCGGCCGCCCATTGCTGAACCAATTGGACAAGTTCGTTTGCCTGGACCTCTGCTCGGTTCACCCGCAAATCAATGGGCTTTAAAAACTCTGCGCTCACCGCCCATTCTTTCTGAAAAACAATCAAACCCCGCCACAGGAAATCAAACATGGCCCGCGGTGGCAATAGACCTGGAGCCGGCCGGAAGCGCGGTGCACCGAATAAAGCATCGGCAGCACGCCAAGCGAAGGTAGCCGCAACCGGTATCACACCTCTCGACTACATGCTGAAGATCATGCGCGACCCGGAGGCCGACGACGATCGGCGAGACGAGATGGCGAAAGCCGCTGCTCCTTATGTTCATCCCAAGCTCGCCTCGGTCCAGCACACCGGCAAAGATGGCGGTCCTATCCAAACCGAGACACGGACATGGAGGGATGTCTTAAGGCAAGAGGGTGACGAGTGAATGCTCATGCCCCTCTCACCAATCCCGCGCTCTATGACTTCTGGGAGCAGGTATTTCTGGGGCAGGTGGACACTGCCGTCCTTCATGGAGGTCGCTCCAGCTCTAAAACGAGGGATACTGCTTGCCAGCTTGTCAGGCTGATCGATCACGTTCCGGTCAAGATGCGCGTGCTGTGCATCAGGCGTTTTCAGAACCGCATTCAGGAATCGGTCTATACCGAGCTTAAGTGGGCGATCAATCACCTCGGGTTGAGCGGTTCGTTCGCCATCCAGAAGACGACGATCATCCACATTCCCTCGGGTTCGGAGTTCATCTTCTACGGCATCGAGCGCAACCTTGAGGACATCAAGGGCACGTCCGATATCGACATTCTTTGGGTTGAGGAGGCGGAAAAACTCACTGAGGATCAGTGGATCGTCATCGCGCCGACCATCCGTAAGGAAGACAGCCTGGCGATACTGCTGTTCAACCCGAAATTCGTCACGGACTATGTGTGGCGCAACTTCGTCGTGAACGTTCCGCCACATTGTGTCGTCAGGCGCATAAATTACACGGAGAACCTGTTCCTCTCGCAGAAGGCTTTGCGCGACATCGCCTTGATGAAGGATCGCGATCCCGAGACCTTTGAGCACATCTACGGGGGTGTACCGCTAGGGGATAGCGAGCTTTCGATATTCAAACGCCGTTGGCTCGATGCCTGCGTGGACGCCCACAAGGTGCTGGGCATCAAGCTTACGAGCCGAAATATCGTAGGCTTCGATCCCGCTGACGATGGCGAGGACAAGTGCGCCACGGCCGATAAGATCGGCGGCGTGTTTGCAGATGCCGAGGACTGGTCGTCGGGCAAGGATGAACTCGTCCAGAACGCCAAGCGTGTCTGGGCCAAGGCGAAGAACCTAAAGTCCTCCGTTTCCTACGACACGATCGGCGTCGGCGCGTTCGTCGGTGGCTATATAGACGAGCAGAACAAGGCCAACAAAGCCGACGTGGGGCATCATGCCTTCCATGCTGGCGGCGCGGTGATGGACGGCGACAAGCCGAGCGATCCGCACAACAAGAATAGCCCGCTGAACAAGGACGAATATCTGAACCTCAAGGCGCAGGCTTGGGCGAATACGGCCCGCAGGGCGATGTTGACGTTCAACGCCATCACCCGAGGGCAGCCAATCAAGCCAGAGGATATTCTGTCGTTCTCGTCCGAAATGGGCGCTCAGAAACTGGATGCGCTGTTCACCGAACTGTGCGTGCCATGGTGGGTGGAACGCGAAGGCAAGAAGCGCGTCGTGCCGAAGGTGAAGCTCAAGAAGGACTTGGGCGTGAAGTCGCACAACCTCGCTGACGCGGTGATCGCCGCTGACAATGTAAATATGGCGGGCGCCTACACCATCGCCGACCTGAAGAAAGCCTTCGCATGAATGATCTCGTCAAACCGCGTATCCGCATGCATGCGGACGGCACGGTCACGTTCATGGACGGCTTTGCCAATCTCCTGTCGGGGCTTGGCCTCGGCAATCCGAAGACCGCGGCGAACACCTATCTGCTGAATTGCTCGCAACAGGATCTCGAATCGGCCTACCGCACGTCGACCTGGTTCGGCAAGATCGTCGATATCCCGGCCGATGATGCGACCCGGGCATGGCGCTCATGGCAGGCCGACAAGGAACAGATCGAGCTTCTGGAGGCGGAGGAGAAGCGCCTGCAGGTCAGGCAGAAGGTGCGCCAGGCGCTGATCTGGTCGCGCCTGTACGGTGGCGCCGTGATTATCCCCGGCGGTCTGCCCGGTGCGCCTGACAAGCCGTTGCCGATCGATCGCGTGGGGAAGGGGACCATCAAGTTCCTGACCGTGCTGCACCGGTTCGACGACATCACGCCGCTTAGCGTTGTCCGCGATCCGCTGAGCGAGTTCTACGGGCAGCCGGAGTACTGGACCATCAACGGCCAGAGCGGCCAGCAGACGACGCTCCACCCGTCCCGCGTCATCCTCGTGAACGGCCGCAAGACGCCTTCACGGCTCGGCGGCGAGGAAATCTGGGGCGATAGCGTCTGGATGCACCTCGAGGACGCGGTGCGCAACGCTGACGCCGGCGCTGCTGTTGTCGGCGCGCTGATGCAGGAAGCCAAGATCGACGTCGTCCGTGTCCCCGACATGATGATGGGCATGGCGACCGCTGAATATGAAGCGGTCATGATGAAGCGCTTCCGCATGGCGGCGATGCTGAAGAGCGTTTCCAACGTGCTGCTGCTCGACAAGGATGACGAGTGGGATCAGAAGCAGATCACATGGGCCGGCATTCCCGATGTGGTGACGCTGCTGCTCACCATCCTGTCCGGCGCGGCCGACATTCCGGTGACGCGCCTGATCGGGACCAGCGCCAAGGGGCTGAACGCCACGGGTGAGGGCGATCTGCGGAACTACTACGACAACGTCAATGCCAAGCAGGATCTGGTCCTGTCGCCCGCGCTGACGCCGCTCGACGAAATGCTGATCCGTTCCGCGCTCGGCTCCCGGCCGGCCGAGGTCTGGTATTCTTGGAAGTCGCTATTCCAGCCGACCGACAAGGAACAGGCCGAAGTCGACAAGCTGGAAGCCGAGACGACGAACATCTACGCGACCTCCGGGCTTCTGCCTACCGATGCGCTCGCCAAGACGGTTCAAAACCGCATGATCGAAAGCGGCCGCTGGCCCGGCCTTGAGCAGGCGCTTGAGGAATCGAAGATGGAGCTTGAGGCTCCCGATCCGGCAGAGGATCCGGACGCAGAGCCAGGCGACCGCATTGAGGAGATTTAGCGGGAGCGCGCCGCCATTTCTCTCAACAGCATTTCGGCCATCGCTGCGACCTCCTGCAGGTCATACTCGTTGCCTTCTGCGTCGATCTCCTGGCCGCTGTGCCTCATTCTGATATCGAGTGCATCAGGCGGCTCTGCGTAGCGGTGCGTCGAAAAGGCCGCTCCGGTGCCACGATGCTGCACCTCTTGGTCGCTAATTACCTCGAATTGATCTCTCGTCACTGGCGTCGTCGACATCATCGGTCCTCCGTTTCACAGACCATATCCGATGCTAGGCTCGGCGCGAACTGCGGATTTTTTAATGAAAATCGACCTCCGCCGCATGGCTAAGGCGCAGGGCATCCGCAAGCCTCGCATTGAGACCGCCGCCATTGTGACCACCAAGGCGCAAGCCGACGATCTGGCGCGGCTCTACATTCGCACGGTGCGGATATGGGCCGTTGGCGCCCGCGACCGCATCAAGCCTGCCTATGCCCGCGCGCTGACAGAGCAGAAGGCAATGGGCGGCCTGACGCTGGACAGGGCCGGCGATGTGGAAGTCGAGATCGAGGCCGTGAACAACGAGGCGGTCCGCTCGATCTTCACATTTCGCGGGCTGCTTCAATCATGGGCCGAGACCATCCAGTCTTGGCACATGCGCCGGTTCGTCTCGCAACTGGTCTATTCGACGAATGTGGACCTCTCGACGCAGATGCATGCCGGCGAGGTGCAGGAGACGATAGAGGACGTGCTCGCCCGCAACATGGCGCTGATCCGCGACGTATCGGACCAGGCGCGGGGTCGGATTTCCGACATCCTGTTCCGCGGGCTGCAGAACCGAACGCCGGTCAAGGAAGTGGCGGCAGAGATCGCCAAGGTGACGGGGCTTGCGCGCACGCGGGCATTGAACATCGCCAGCGACCAGACCGTGAAGCTTTCGGCCTCGCTCGATCGCCAGCGGCAATTGCAGGTCGGCATGACCAGCTTCGAATGGCGGCATAGCGGGAAGCTGCATTACCGGCCCGCGCACAAGGCGAGGAACGGCAAGGCGTTCGCCTGGAACAGCGATGTCGCCCGCAACGATGCGCCCGGCATGGCTCCGTTCTGCGGATGCAAGACCAAGGGCGTGCTGGAACTGGATTGATGGCGGTCAAAGGCTCTCAGCGCCACGCCGCGCGGCTCAAGGCCATGCGTCAGGTCAGCCAGCAGGTAACGGCCGCGCTTTACAGTGCCGGTCAGGATATCGAGCTCGACGCCGAACAGTCGATCACCATGGGCTCAGTCAGCGGATCCGGTCACGTCCCGTCCGCTCCGGGCCAGCCGCCGAACGCCGATACGCGGTTTCTGGACAGCAATATCGAGACCACGATCGAGGGGCAAAACCCGCCGACCGTGCACGTGACATCGAATGCGCCATACTCGGCAGCGCTCGAATACAGCACATCGAAAATGGCCGAACGCCCGTTCATGCGGCCGGCAACCGAGAAAAACCGCGCCAAGGTAGGCCGCAAGGTCGCCAACGCCGTCCGCGTGACGATCAGGAGAGGATGATGGCAGACAGCTTTCTGGATACCGCTGGCGGCCTTCAGCAGGTCGCCGACGTCAATGTCGTGATCAAGGACCAGCAGCTCTATGTGGCTACCGATGGCTCGATGCAGTCTGCCTTGGCCATCACTGCCGGAGCAGGCGGGGCCGTGGTGACGGACGGCGAGAACACGCTCGTCAGCAACTCGGCCCTCACCGAATCCGCCAACGGCACGCTAGAAGTCGCGAATGGCATCTTGGTTGGCGTGACGCTCGACCCTTCGGTTTTCATCGTCGGGGATGCAATGGCGCTGCAGGTCCCGGTGAACGGCACCTATGTCGATACCGTGAATTTCGCCGTTTCCAATGGCGTGATCACGGCCATAACGCTCAGCTAGAGGCAGTCATGAACTTCACCGACGCTGTATCCGTCGCGGGAACGCGCCGGCTTGATGACGGCTATCTGGTCGCGACGGCGCGCTCTGTCCGCACAGGCATCCAGATATATTCCGGCTCAGAAGTCGGCAAGCCTGAACTGGCGACGGTCAGGGTCTATCGCGCGCCCGACCAGGTGTTCGCACAGGACAGCCTGCAGTCGTTCAGCCACGCACCGATCACGAACGACCATCCCTCGGAAGGGGTGACGTCCGACAACTGGAAGGCTCTTGCCGTCGGCGAGGTCAGCACTGCCGCCAAGCGCGACGGAGAATGGGTCGTGCTGCCGCTGATCCTGAAGGACGCTGCGGCCATCCAGGCGGTTGTAGACGGCAAGAGGGAACTGTCGGCCGGCTATACCTGCGAACTCGACTTCACGCCCGGCGTCACCGCCGACGGCGAACCCTTCGACGCGCAACAGCGTAATATCAAGATCAACCATCTCGCGCTCGTCGATCGGGCTCGGGCCGGTTCACAGGCTCGCATCGGTGATGCGAATTCGTGGGGCATCAGCCCCGTCCACATTCCCGAAAAGGAAAAACCCATGACGCTCAAGACGGTTACCGTCGATGGCATCCCTGTTGAAGTGACCGATCAGGGTGCCACGGTCATCACCACGCTGCTGCAGCGCCTCGCTGACGCGGCAAAGAAGGTTTCGGATGCCGAGACCGCTCACAACACGGCCATCGCTGCCAAGGACGCGGAGCTCGCCAAGAAGGATGCCGAGATCGACGACCTGAAGGGCAAGGTTCTCGATGCCAAGGCAATCGATGCGAAGGTCACCGCCCGCGCCGACCTGATCACCAAGGCCAAAGCCGTCGCTCCCGATATCCAGACGGACGGCAAGTCCGATGACGATATCCGCAAGGCTGCCGTCGTCGCCAAGCTCGGCGATGCCGCGATCAAGGACAAGCCGCAGGCCTATATCGACGCCCGCTTCGATATCCTCGCCGAGGATGCCGGTAGCGCCGACACGGTCCGCGATGCCATAACGCATCTGCGGCCGGGCACGAACCTCTCTGACGCGGCCAAGCTCGAGAAGGACGCTCACGCGGCCTATCTGGCCCGCTTCGATCGCAAGAAGTCGGCGTAAGCGCCGGCTCCCTCACCATTCACCGCAACCTGATGGCCGGCCACTGAGCCGGCCTTTTCAATTGGAGAGAAGCGAATGCCTCCCCTTCAGACGACTATCCCGACTTCCATGGCTGCCGGGGCCGTTGGCCGCCGACAGAATATGGAGGAGTGGAACGGCCTCACCGGTCTGGCGGAAGATACCGTCGCCAACCCGATCGGCTTTGCCCAGCCCGTCATGCGCGGAACCGCAGGCGAGCAGGTCAAGAAGTACGCCGCTGCCGGAAACTTCCGCGGCATCACCGAAGCCGATGTCACCATCGGCGCTGACACTTATCCCGAGGGCTACAACGTCCCCGTGATGGAAAGCGGCGTGATCTGGGCGCTCGCCGGCGGCGCGTGCACGGCCGGTGGCCTTGTTTACTGGATCGCTGCCTCTGGCAAATACACCAGCACGGTCGGCACAAACCTGCTGATCCCGAACGCCGAGTTCGACAGCGCTGCCGCTGCCGATGGCGATCTCGTGCTGATCCGCCTTCGTCGCATCCCTGCGGCTCCGGCCCCGTAACCCCTCAACGACCGAACGCCGCGAGGCAGTCCAGTCCCTTAGAAGGAACCTTTTCCATGCACTTCAACATCCTCGACGCGGATCCGGCGCTGGTCT